TCATTATCTTAACTCCATTAATCCTTTAAGATCATCAACAAGTTCAGAAGATACAATAGAAAGAGATTTACCAATTTTTTCATTTAAAATTGTATGATTAAAATCGTTCCAAACTTTCTTAACATCATTAGTATCTTTACAAGTTTTTAAATACTCACGCATTTTTGTTAAATTTGTATAATGCTCCTCAAGAAGTTTTTTTACAGATAAGTATAAGTGTTCTTTTGTCTTCACATATTCTTTTAAGAAATTAAAATCCTTTTTTGTTTTAACCTTAAAATCTAACTTATGGCTACTTATATCTGGCACTTCAAAATAAAAAGGATTAGGTATTTTTTTATCATCTTGATAATACGAAAATACAACAGGGCTATTATCTCTAATCCATTTAGATACTTTATCACCCATATTTCTATCGTTTCTTGGTTTTTGAAAACTATCAGGAATATTAGACGAAAAGACATCTAGACAAAAAGGATTTAAATCTTGTTGTAGTAATTCATCAAAATGCAATGCTACTGCCTGATCAGTTGATAAATTAAAATCCAAACATTTATCTGAATAATCAAAATGATAAGGCTTCATCACAGTTTTATTCCCAAAGCTTTCCTTTTGTTCTACATCAAAAGTTGTTTTTGCATAAAGATGACTTACTTTCGAAGTTGTTTTAAATTTTCTAAATGTTTCCAAATCAGAATGAGAGATTTGACCATACACCATATTAGTTGCTATTTGATATGCTTTAGTTCTATATGCTAAAAAATTACTAACTGCTACATCAAGTTTTTTTCTCATAGGTGTTTTTGTTTGTAGTACAATCTTAGACCATTCAGCTAAGATTTTATCTCTATGCTTATTATTTATTTTAATTAAAGTCATTTGATACTCCTTATCTTAATTAGTTGGGATATTATAACCAAAAAAATATCTAAAAGTCAATCTTGTAAATAAAGTTTTATAAAAAAATAATGAGGGAACGATTTACGTTTAGGGGAATAAAAGTAAGGATAGAAGTTATCAAACGCTCCCTCATTTCGTGATCAAGGATTGTACTCTACTGCTCCGTCTACCAGCAGAACTTCGGATAAGCATACAACCCTAATGAAGAAAATCAGCTTACATATACCTCTGCCAAAATTCTTCACTTTCAATATGGCTTTGTTTATACCCACAAGGCTTGACTCCTTGGGACAGGAATAATTTAAACATTTTTCCCGTACTGAAACATGGTCTGGTGTTTCTTTTCTTGCCTGTACCATATAGAAACTTTTAGAAAGCGTAGGCAGTCCCATAGAGCAATCTATTGCCTGATCAATTACTTCAGGCTCAAATACCTTAGTCTGTTTTTCACTACGCATGATTATAAGATAGTGAGATATATTAGGATGTCAATACCCTAAAATAAAAAAAAACCCCTGAAGTATTTATCAGGGGCTTATGAGTGAAAGATCGTTATTTACTTTTTATTTCCAAAAAACAAAAAGTCAATTAGTTTTGCAAATTTTTCTATAAGCCAATTCATTATCGTATCTCCTCTACTTCTTCAATTCTAAATTCTTCAATCTTTGCTTTGTCAGCTTGTATTGATCTATCATTATTTTTATCAAAATACATAGCTCCTTTATCTTCTATTTTTTTCCTAGCATCATCTTGTGTTTTTGCGTTTAATATAAAAGTTTTATCATAAGCTTCATAAACTCTTACTTTATAAGTCGGCATATTATTCTCCTTTTAAAATTAGATTGGTTTGTAAATTTTCTAACTTACTTGCTATAGTGTCTGCAACATAAAATTCTACATCTGCGACTGTTTTGTTCATTACAAGGTCTTTAGTTTTATCAGCATTGTATTCATACAAAATTTCTTTTTTACTCGCCTCTGTAATTTGTTTTAATTGATCTTCCAATATTTTAGTGATTATGGAAAGTGATAGGTTATAATTTTTCATTTTTATTATCTCCTTACGGCAATATCAGGATTTTTTCTAATATAAGAAATTAACTTATCATAAAATCTTATACTTCTAAGACCTGAAGCAATCATTTTTTGCTTATCTTCTAATGATCTATTGTTATCTTTTTTAGCCCAATCAATAAAATCAGATTTAAATTTTTTAAAATCCTCTAACATATCAATTCTTTGGTTATGTCCTAAATAAGCTAAATCTTTAAATATCTTGCCTTGTCTTTTTAAGTAATGTGTATAAAAAATATTTTTTTTGTATTCCATTTTATTTCTCTCCTTCTTTTTCATTAACAAGTTCTTCTAATACTGTGTAGGCTTCCCTAATATTTTCATCTTCTTCTGTATCAAGATAATTATTAGCTTTCCACAATTCAAAATTTTTATAAAAAACTTCTAATGCTTCTCTAGCTTTCATAACTTAGTCCTCCTGGGCAAACTTTTTTTACTTGAAAATACCAATCTAAATATTGCTCGTAGTATAATTTATTGAGTATCTTTCTATCATACTGATTTCCTCTACAGTCATAAAGAGCTATGTTCCATTTTGTATTAAACTCATCATCAGTTTCAAGAAAGTGTTTAAAGGTTTTCCAAGCCTGTCTATCAATCTTTACTATCTTCATTGTTCTCTCCTTCACTTGCCAAAGTGCAATTAAAAAAGAATATATTACAACTTATTGGGATTTGTCAATATCTGATTGATCTTCAATTTCAGAATAGTCTGCGTCTTGAATTAATTCATTTTCTTTTCTTAGATTTTCTAATTTTTGTTGTAATTCTTTTCTGGACATATTGTCAAGACTAGCAGTGACAACTTCTTTTCTCTCAACATAGAAACCACCTAAAAGTCCTCTTCTATATTCTGCATTGATCGCTGCGGAATATTGTTTTTCCTCAACTGCCATATCCCTTAACCTTGCCATTTCTCTAGCATGTTTTTGAAATTCAATTTTACTAGCTTTAGAATATTCTTTTGTAAGGGTATCAATAAAATCTACAACCTTAGGATACATTTTAGGATTTTGTAAATTACAAGCTATTTGGGTAGCTGAGTGCTCTGAGTATCCAGCCATTTTCGCACATTCAGTGGGAGTAGCTCTGCCATTCTCTTGAACAAGGTATTGAGCAAAAGCTCTTTGTTTTCTAGTTAGACCTTCATCATCTTTTACATCACCAATTTGTTTTGACATTAGCAATCACAATCCTCTTCTATATCAAGTCCACAAAGTGGACAGTAAATTATATCTTCTTCCATTTTTTTATCTATATAGATATATATACAATTATATATATATAAAAAATTTTTTCATTTCATTTTTTTCACGTAATCAAGTAATATTATATATATATTATATATAAATCAACAATAGTAGCCATTACATGACTATTACCTTTGTCTTACACCATTACACAATATTGAAAATAATCGTTTTAAGAAGTTTAGCCTTTATAGGCTTTGCCGTATCCACGTTTAGCTAAACGACCTGCCACACGAGGCTTAAAACGGGTTTTTGAGGTATTTTTAGATACCATTCCACCCCTCTTCATCTTAATTACAACTCCACCTGTTTTTCCTGTTGTTGGAACATCACCAGAGTCTTTTTGTTTCTGCATTTGTCGGATAATTGTTTTAAAATTATCGAAGTCTTCTTGTGTATCTATATCTCTCCAACTATCTACACCAAGGGCCTCTTGAGCACTGTTTACTATGTCATCATCATACTGCAAACCACCACCAAAAGTAAAAGTTTTGTCCAGAAATAAACCTATTTTTTCTTTAATTCCTGTTTTTTTCTTTTCTTCAGCCATTATTTACCCTTCTTCTTGGATTTCTTTTTCATCATTTTAAAATCCGCACCTGTAATTTTACCGTCTTTGTTCTTGTCTAATTTTTTTTGACCACCAACAAGACCACCATTTTTCTTCTCTTCAATTTTTCTAATAGCTTTGTCCATTTTAGCATATGTATTTTTTAAGCCACTAGTCTCATAGTATCTTAGACCAGCTGGTGAAAGACCAAGGCTACCTTTTTCAACATAAGTTTTGGCACCTTCGTCATTTTTTTTACGACCTAATAAACCAAGTCCTTTTTTAGCAATTCCAAATATACTCATAAGAAATAAATACCACTAATGAAGAGTTTTGCCTAGTTTTTTCTTGAGCCATGAGGCGTGATCCTTGTCCCTCTTCCCTTGCTCTTCTACCTCTAGCTCCACTTCCACATCAACCTTGAGGCATGGACAATTCACCAAAATATACGTTTCATAAATAGGAACATGAAGTTCGCCTGTATCTTTACAAAGGCTACAATCGTATTTTTTTTCTAATTCGATTTTTCGTCTAGACTTGGTATGTACTTTTTTCCTGTTTTTTCCCATGCTTCATAAATCATTTCTATAGCTTTATCAGCTAAGGTATTAATAGGAATATGAGTGTTTAATTTAATCTCAGCTAATTTTTCATATCCTGGCTTATTCACGGCAACAGATTTATATTTATTTATATCAGTCATTTTTTTCTCGGCTTTCTACTTTCTTTTATTTACCAGCTTCACCCCAAGTTTTTCCTACTCGAACATTTACGACACTAGGAACTTTTAACTTATCCACGCAAGTTTCCATAATTTCTCGTACTCTATCAACTTCTTGGGAGTTTTCAAGAGATATATCAAGTTCATCATGGATTGCAATATCAGCAATAATGCCTTCTTCAAATAAAGTCAGCATAGCTTGTTTGGTTTGATCAGCGGCACTACCCTGAATTAATTTATTCAAAGATTTATACGTAAAGGCACGTTTAATATCATTACCATATTCGACAATTGCTTCTGGGTGAGGTAGAGCTTTATTAATTCCAAAGCGATTAGGTTCCCATAAAGGAAATCGACATTTACGACCTAACAGAGTTCGGATATGTCCATGTTTACTAGCAGTACGCATAGCAATGTCTTGTAGCTCTTTCACAAAAGGAATGGATTGATGATACTTTTTTAATATTACTTCTGCGTCTTGAATCTCGAGGCCTAAGTCAGTAGCCATTTTACCTTTACCCATACCATACATAATACCTAAGTTAATACTCTTCGCTTCTTCACGAGTAATATCAGCCATGTCCGCTACCATTTGATGAAAGTCTACTTCACTGCCTTCATTGTATTTGGTTAAAACATCTTCACTGCCGGTCAAACCCCCTTTCGAACTTAATGCATAGTGAACCAAGATGCGTGGTTCTTGTTGCGAGTAATCAAACACATGCCACTTTTTACCTTCCTCAGGTAAGAATGCCCCTTTAATCATTTGTGCAACACGTTTATCACGTGCTGGAATGTTTTGAAGGTTCGGATTAGAATAACTCATACGCCCTGTCACCGCTCCTCCGTCTTCACCCTTCATCTGATTAATCGAGGCATGAACTCTTCCTTTATAGATATGTTTTTTCATACCCGCTAAAAAAGTATTTCTCGTTTTATAAACTTCTCGGGCCTGAACGATCATCTGGGGAAACTCATGAACATGAGTATTTAAAAAATTCTTTTGAAACGATGGTTCATTGGATTTTTCGGTGCGAGGATAGGGTAGCTTTAAATGATCAAAAGCTTTCGCTACGCTTCTTGCAGCGTGAATCTCGACATCAAAACCCACATACTTTTTTATCTTCGCTATCAGTCTTTTTTCTTCCGCTAATAATTCAGCGTCAAGGTTATAAAGTTTTTCTTCATCAATACGCACTCCTTTTTTCTTCATGGCATAAGTCACAGGGATTAAACGTTCTTCTAAATCAAGAATATGGGTACATTCTTGTTTTTCAATTTCATGCATTAAACGATTGTATAATTTCAATGTTAACACTGTATCTTGTTCCGCATAGCGACCTACATACATCGGAGGTAATCTCCACATTTCACTTTTCGCATCAACGTTAAATTCTGTAGCGGCCTCTCTTAATGCTGATTCATCTTTCGTTTCCCCAACGTAGTCATAACCTAGTGAGTTCAAGGAGTAGTAGGTTCGATTTTCATCGATTAAAGGTGCCATGATCATCGTATCTTTAATACGACCACGCAAGGAAAAGCCCTCAGCCTCTAACCACCCTATATCATAGGAGGAGTTGTGAAATAATTTAGGGCAGTCGAGGTTGAAGATTTTTTGTAAAGGATCACGAATGATATTTAAATCAAAGTTGCCACCGCCTTCATGTGCGATTGGAAAATAACCAGTCCAACCATCAACGGCAAGAGATATTCCCGCAACAAAGCCGTCTTGACGGAAATATCCAGGACCCAATTTTTTAAGATTCGGATCACTAGTTTCAACATCAATTGCAATACAAGAAGCCGAAGATAAATCTGGAACACTTTGAGGAGGCATCCATTCAGGAGGTGCTGTTTTTGCTTTGGGGAATTTGTTTTCATTCATCATGTTTGCTTTCAGATAATTCTTTTTTTACTTGTATGTGTTTTAAATAATAAGTTGCCGCTTTTGTAATATCTTCATGAAGCATCGGTAGATTACCAATGTCTAATTCAACAGGATTACCTATCTCATCATTAACTTTTGTTACTTCGTCTCTTGTTAAACTTACTAATAGTTTTCCGTCTTGATAAATTATTCTCATTGAAATATCTCCGTAAATTCTCTACTGCCTTCGGCTCTAATAATGTGTAATGATTTTTTTGCTCTTGTTGCTCCCACGTAAAATACTCTCCTTTCGCTATCAATATTCGATAGCAGTTTATCTTCCGTCTTCTTTGACAGATCTGTTAATAACATCACATGATCAGCTTCTCCACCTTTTGATCCGTGAATCGTGCT